CTCGCAGATAATTGCACCAAGCATTCCTGTAGCCTTACCTTTACCTTCTTCAACTGCAACAATCTTCAGATCGCATTCCAATTCACCTTTGAATTTAATCTGAGTCTTGCTTCGTTTGTCTTCCCAAACACCAGCGCCATCCTTAAGAATGATGCCTACAAATCCTTCTGCAAGATAACCTTGGAAAATCTCTTGTGCTTCTTCCAATGTTTCTACAATGGTTGATGTCACAGACCAAATCTTTTTGCCTGCAGACTTTTGTTTATCTACAATTGCTTGTAAAGTAGAGAATCGTTTTGCATATGGAGTCAAACAATATCCATCAACGAATGCTACATAAGGAATCAAATCCCAAACAGTGGCATGAACCTTTGCTGCATCTTCGGCAGAGATTGTACCCTTGTTTGCTTTGTTGAGGATACCATTACCTGTTTGACGATCTGCGAACTGCATTGTCATGTCATCCATAACCAACAACTCACCATCAAATACACAATCAATATTACCAGCAAGTGCAGCGAACTCTGCTTCTAGATTACCCAACAACAGAATCTGTTTACCATTTCGACTGCGGAATTCTACCTTACCATCACGGACAATCGCATTGAATCGCATACCATCCATCTTCATTTGAGCATAGGCTGGGAACTTAATCTTGTCAACCAACTTCTGTTCGAATGGACTGCATAACATGCATGGGTATTCAGGAATCAAACCAGACCAAACTTTGTTGGCAGTCGATACATCAACACCACACTTCAGATCTTTGGAGATGATTCTCTCCAGTACCTTAGCATCGTCAGCCGATACGGATGAGAGAAGCATACGGAGATATTCAATTGCTGCATTACCAGTAACGACTCTTTCTTTCAAGTCATACAATGCCAACATGGCTTGAGTGAGACTTGTTTGTTTTGAGTCAGTGGTATACTCAGGAATCTTTCGTTGATAGAATTGAGTAAAAGGATCCAGTGCCAGCCGAATAACCTCACGCAGTGTTTCGTTATCGCTCTGTGCGTTTAATTGGTCGATCTTGAAATTGCGTGAGGCATTTTCAGCAAGACTGTTTAGAAATTCATTTATGTTCATTCATCACTCCATCAATATGTTTACACTTACCATGATATTTAAAACCGATACAACTACAGACCATACCATTTTCTGATTCTTCTACGGTATACACATGGTCTTTGCTACCTTTAATTTCCCAAATTTTGTTCGTGGACTTCTGTCCTTCGAAGTGTAGGTTTCGTTTGAGAACTTTGAATTTACGATAACGAGTATCAAACCGCATTGGCTTGCTGAACATCTTAAATTTTTGTGGATCGTTCCACATGAAGTAACCAAAGATTTTGTCCATCGATTCATTCATAACATATGTATGATTCGGTTGAAAGTCTATATCCCAAACAGTTATTTCTCTAACAAGAATCATGCTGCTTCCCTAAAGTAACCATAGGGCAGACCATTGAGGTAACAGAAGTATTCCCAGTCACCATTTGCATGTCCAGCGTCCATGATCCAGCGAAGTGCAGTAGTACGATCCTTCGCACCCATACAGATTGTATTAGTGACATGCTGTTCAAACTTCACCACTGCTTCTGCCTCACGCTCTTTGCGATCAGCTTCTTCACGCTCGATGACTCGACCGAGAGTTTCGAATTCAACCATGAATTCTTCCTCAGTCCAATCAGTGGTATCGATACCACGAGGACGAACACCATACGCATCCTTGTACATGTCCCAGAACTGGCACTGCATTTGTTCCAACACAGACATTTCTTCCCAAGATTTGAGTTCGTTCGACATTTGCAGTTCCTTTTCAATCATCATACAACTATTATACATCAATTCCGAATTAAAGACAACAATTAAATGCAACTCTTGCGAGGGAATCCAGTCGCAAAACCAGAAGTCCCAGTGGATGCAGATCTTGTAACTTTACCAGACATGCGTTGTTTTGGTGCTTTGCGTGGCTTTACAACTTCAATGCTTCCACCTTTTTTCAAAAACAACTTTACTTGTTTTTCGGTTTCAGCACGCAACTCGGATTTTGATTTAAAGAATGTATTCATCATATATTTTCCTCTCAATTAAAGTGAAACTGGACGGAAGCCCATTGTATCAACATAAACACTAACACCATCTTCACGAACAAGAATGTCACCAACAGACACAGAGTGCATTGGAGCAAATCGTTCGATCTGATCTTCATAACCAACATTGCTGGCAGTAAACACACCATCAAAAGAATTGGCAGTAATAACAGCAACTTTTTTGTACATATCTTTTGCAGCTTTGATTGCTTCAACAGTTGGACGGAAAGTTGTATTCAAATACAGATTATAAAACTCTGGGTAATCCTTGGAAGAATTCACCAAGTCAGATTGTTCACGAGTCAGGTTAATTTGTAACACTTCATATTTCATCATTTTCACTTCCTTTTCAATTTTCATACTACTATTATACAGTAATTTGCAATTAAAGACAACAACTTTATGGAGTAACCCTACGAGTCTGAGGGGATTAGATACCCTTGTAGATACAGGGGTTTAGAATGCGGAAAACCCTCTACGAGAGAGGGTTTAGAGGGAGGTCTAGGGGAAGCCTAGAGAGGGTTACAGACCGACTAAAGCAGACGCTGGAGCGATCTCTATCCCTGAACCGAATAATCGGTTGTATTCGTTGATCATTTTCTTGGATGGTTCACCTTCGGTGGCAACGCATTGACTGAACAATTTTACCTTTCCTTCGGTATAAGGCATGTATGGCATTAAAGCCAGACCGACTCCATCTTTTGTTTGTTGCATGAGGATAGTTGCTGGTGCTTCTACATAATATCCAAGTGCAGTTACTTCTACTTTACCAATCAGTTCTTCACCACTAATTAATTTAAATACTTTAATCTCTGTCATGTCAATCCTCTATAACAAGTTGTTCAATAAAATCTGCTGCAATGTTTTGATCAGTAAAGAATGCAATTGATGTTCTTTCATAATCATAGTAATGCTGTGCAACTACCATCACCTGTTTATTTTTGTAAACAGATATTTTTAATATCCAGTCACCACGACGAACTGTGACGAAAGATATCATGTTTGGTGATAGTTTGGCTTTCATACAAGTATTTAGGGAGAGCCGAAACTCTCCCTACTTGTACGATTACTTGGTTGGTTTAGGTGCTTTACCGTTTACCCAATCCCAATCATCATCTGTCATTGGGATCCAGTTAGTCATAATCTATTGAACCTGTCGGCTTTATGTTTTCTCATCATAAGAAGACCTTCATATAGTCCACTAGACACATCCTTAAAGAGTTTCAGCAGCTTTGTCATATGCGTCCTCTCGTAAGAATTCTTTTTGTCCTTTAGTCTTCACTGGAACTTTCTTTGCTTTCTGTGTTTCTGGAATCAATTGATCAAGAGCAATCTTTAGAACACCATTGAACAGTTCAGCATCTTTAACTTCATACTGGTCACCGATTGCCCATGCACGAGTAAACGCACGCATGCCAATACCTTTGAACAGATAATCAGTGTCCTCTGGTTCTGTTGACTCAGAGTTGCCCTTAACGATTAGTTTACCACCATCAATGGTAATGTCGATTTCGTTTTGTGCGAAACCTGCCACAGCGATTTCAATCGTGTAGGTATTACCGTTCTTGCGAACATTGAATGGAGGATAGTTAGGGATGTTTTTGGTTAGTTCATCATGAAGACTTTGCATCATCGAGAACTGGTCATCGAAACCTACGAACACCTTATCAAAGTCTTTGAAGTGTTCACCAAAAATTGAGGGAATGAATTGTCGTACCATTGTGTTTCTCCTATTAAGCGAGTTTAATTAAAAGTGATACCCCGAAGGCATATCATTAATGCTGGTTACAATTCCAGCGACATCGTGCGTCATGCCTGCTTTATACGATTCGTAACTTAGTGGTCCTAAGGTGAATTCTTATTACTTATTCATTACATACATTGTAACTTCAAAGCCAAATCTCATTTCTGTTGCTGATGGTTTTGTCCACATAATATTCTCCTAATTGTTTGTCCATTGTTGGACTTATTACTTAGGATTGAGAAGACAAAAACCAGCTAATGAAAATCATTAGTTATACCTAATGGTATTTATGCTTTTTCTGCAGGTGTTTCAGCTGGTGCATTTTTTGCAGCTTCTGCTTCTAATGCTACAACCTGTGGTTCACCTTGCTGTTTAATTTTGTTAATAACTGCAACTACTTCCTCAAATGGGTGCTTACCCAATACACGAAGAATCATATTACAATCGTCTATACTCAATTCAAGTTTGATCATTTTGCTTTTTTTCCTATGTTATATTTGGGAACAAGTTCCCACTCATTTTTCTCTTTAAAAGAGACTACTTTAATTTGAGACAAAGATGCCTTATTGTCTGCTTGCGTATTATTTAGAATCTTTAATAGATCCCAATCTTGAAGCAAACCAGCAATAGCATTTCTGCGCTCGATATCGCCACTCGTGATATTAGATTCTTTACCATCAAGAGCAAACAATTCTTTGAAATGGACTATGAAGTATCTACCTTGCTTATGTAAAATGTGGCAAGATTGATACAACTTGTTTTCTTTTCTGGAAGCGATCCCGATGCGGGTAAGTGTCTCACGAACCTTTAGAAAGTTATCTGGTTCTGGTAGTATCACTTCAAGCATGGACTCAGCTGTCCAGTCGTAATAAATCAATTCGACAGTCATTATTTTCCACCTTTGTATAATTTTTCTTTTATCATAACTAAATGATCTTCCGTCAATATACTTAGGGCATCAACTGCCTTAGAATCGGAATAACCAAAGTATTCTTTAACTAATCGAAGAGACTCTGTTTCGGCATCTTTTTTGTGCCATTTGGAGAATCTTTTCTTCTTAGAGATACTATTTAGTAAAAAAGAAAACTGCCAGTCCACTGGAATAGATGAGTTGCGATTCATCTCGTTTGCATATAGGACTGTATCTGGAAAATAACCCAAACCCCTGTTAATGATAAAAGGAACATAGTCCTTCTTAGCCATCGGGTCTTCTGCTAAGAGATCTTTCTTTGTGGAATTGAT